GCTGTTGCTTTATTGGCAAGGATAGCTACAGTTTTGGCTTCTTGAAACAAAGTATACCAAAGGATGTACGCAGCAGATGTTGTAGTCTTTCCCTGCTGACGACCTTCCATAAGAATCACACGACGATTATTATGGATTACTTTTACTTTTTCAATTTGACATTCATACAGTTTGAATGGTACAAGACCATGATCAAGCGAAACAATCATACAATAGTTTTCAATAAAGTATATTGGATCACGTGCGCACTTTAAGTATTCTTCAATCTGCTCTGGCAAAAACTGGATTTGAACACCAGCTGCCTTTAGGTTCTGGTTTGAATTATATATTTGTGCCATTATTTAAAACCCGTCTAACCAATTCTCCGTGGAAAGTGTTGCTGTTGTAGCGTCACCTGTTGCAACATAGATACGATTTGGATCAGTTATATTATTGAGACCAATATTAGCTTCAACTTGAGAGATAACAGCTTGTCCAGAAACAGCACCAAACAAACTCGTCTTCAATGTGAAATTAAGAGTATGTGTAACAAAACGACGAGTTTGAAAATCACCATCATACTCATCTGAAACACTAACGCTATTTAAAATAACTGGAATGTCTTGTTTAACATTCATATCAGGTACAGCATTAATTGCCAGTGTATACTCTGGAGTGAATGTTGGAAGAATTTGTTCAATAATTTGAAGACCATCTTCTTGAGTTTTAGTCAAGACATAAAGAGAAATTTCAATATTGTATGGAACTGGCGTATACATATATGTCATTGAGTCAATACCAGAACCACATTTAATTTGTTGCATACGATTTAACTTGCGCTGAGAATCGTAACTATAACCAAGAATTTCAAACGACATTCTTGGAAGAGTCGTATAAGTATGTTGTTCTAAGTTTGGATCAGAATCAAGACGCACAATCCATTTTTCCTTTGGGGCATATGCCAGTGGAATCTGTAAACGCTGAATAGTTTCTCCAGTTACAGAATCGCCTTGTTTACGATCAATATAGATGTCACTAAACAAACTACCAAATGCAACGATAGTTTTTCTAATTAGTCCATGATAGAATACATTATTGCTCAACATCTATTTCACCAAATGGGTTAGTAGCGGAAAACAAAACGTCTTGCGCTTCTTGTTTAAATGTATTGTTATCACCAAACGAATCAACTTTATCAATATCAATTTTAACAGTTGCAGTTGCCAATGCACCAGAACCACCTCCACCAGTGAATGAAATAATCGGTGCAGTTTGATATCCAGTTCCTGGATTAGTTATGTCAACACGAATAATCTTATTTGCTGACGTTCCAGTTCCTCTAACTGCTGTGGCTGCAGCATTAATACCTGAACTACTTGTGAATGAAACAGTAGGAACAGATGTATACCCAGAACCTTGATTAGTCATAGTAATAGCAGTGACGCTGCCATACTTAGTTCTAGTTGTATTTGTTGAGAATGATTTGAGTGTTTCGAATGCATCAACTTCTGGTACACCAGTATCGATACGTTCAGAAGCATATTGGAAAAGTTCAACTTGTAATTTATAAACATAAAGTTTACCAAGTTGATAGAATGGATCTTGGTGTTGTACGAATTTAATTTCGAACAAGCCTTTTGTGAGAGGGAAATAAATCAAATCACCTTCACATGGACGATTTGGTAATTGCGTTACTCCATAACGTCCAATGAACTGATCCCAACGACGACGTGCACAAACTAAAGTAGCTGACTGCTCCATCATCAAACCAAACTTTTGTAAAAATGGTCCTTGTCCTGCGAAGCTATCAATATTTTCAAAATACATTTCAATTGGAAATGCAGTTTTGAATTCACTTAAACGATCTTCACCTAACACGTTATCTTTTGAAACTAATGTTCTTGGGATGTAGAAGATTTCCTGTCCGTAAATACGCAGGGATTCAATAATAAGATCCTCGATGAGCATCTGCTCAGTACGAGTACCATTCGTAAAGTAAACATTAGTTGTAGTCATTTTATCCCAAGAAGAATTCTAGAGGGGCTGACTTAGACATTAGGGAATCTTCTAGATCCTTAATTTCTCCAACAGCTTCATCATATAACTTATCTCCATCTAATGTAACACCACCTGGAAGTTGAATGCCAGAGAATTTCTTAATGTTAGTTGCCCACTGTTTTTTAAACAATGCTATAACATAATGCTTTAACCAAGACTCATCCCATACTTTACTGGCTTCTGCTGGATCTAAAGCACGGTAACATTCAACAACTACAAAGTCGCCGAGTGCTACGTCAGCATCCCAGTTCATATCAAGATAAAGTTTACTGTTACGACGATTAAAACGGAACATTGGATGTGCATTTAATTCTAAATCTAGTAGAGCCAAGTGACTCATAACAGTTTTGTAATAAATGATAGATGTAGATGTTAAATCATACAAGTCATTTAAGCGCAATTGATATTGCAGGTCAAATAAACTCTTAGAAGATGATGCTTGGCTGAATGGTAACACACGTGTAATACCATAAACCAAATCTGGAACAGTTATGTATCTTTTATCCCAAACACCTAATGTGCAAGCTGGAGTCCCAAGAACTGCAGTGACTCCACTATTTGTACCCGTAAGTGTTTCGCCAGCTACAAAAGTTCCTTCAACGTGCGTTACTAATAATGTTGTTCCTACCGATGCTCTTGAAGTTTCACGTTGAACTTTAGCTACAGCACCAGAAGTTCCACCAACAACAATTTCTCCTAATGCGAAATTCTCAGCGACAGATGTTGTAAGTTTAATTTCTGAAGCACTAATGTTAAATTTTGTGTATACCTTTTCGATACCATCAGGATGATAAACTCTCCAGTACTCTAGTGCTTCATCTAGACGATCCTCTAGCTGATCATCATCAGCATTAATTTCAACTACAGGATGTCCAAGTGCACGTAGGCAGTACTGTTTTAACTGATCTCTAGAAGCTACTGCCATTTATATCACCTTATGCCTTGAATTGCGTTTGTACAGCAAAAACTGTAAATGTTGAACCAGCAGTTTTAATAATTGTGTATGTATAATGATCTTGCCCAGATGCATTACCTTTAGTTGGTGCACCACCAGACCATGTAGTGGTAACACCAGAGGTAGTACCATCAATATTAACTGATGTATTATAATAAGCAGTGCCACCTTGTGGAACGATAAATGCAACAGTGATGGCATCACCAGTAGTCATGACAGAGTTTAATGTAGTTCCAGAGTTACCCCGAATATTAATAGACCAGTTAGCAGAAGCATTAGATGTATAGTAAAGAACTGCTTGCGTGAGGTAATCAAAAACTACTGAGGAATTAGCAGCAGTGGCAGAAACAGTAACAAACTCTCGAACCCCAGTTATGAATACATTACTTAAAGATGGTGCAGTTCCAAGTACGTTTGCACCAGTACCAGTACTACTAGTAACACCTGTACCGCCATTGGCAACAGGTAATGTGCCAGTAACACCACTAGTTAGTGGAAGACCAGTGCAACTCGTCAATGTTCCAGAAGATGGAGTTCCAAGAACTGGCGTTGTTAGAGTTGGACTAGTTAATGTTTTATTAGTGAATGTTTCTGTGCCAGCTAGAGTTGCTAGAGTACCAGTACTGGTAGGCAGTGTAATTGTGGCAGAACTGTTAAGAATACCACAGCCAGTGAGATCTAAATTATCTGAGTTTGGGATTTCGGCAATCTGACTTGTCGAAGAGTTTACAATGAGAGGGAATCTGTTAGCCATGTTCTTTTCCTAATTGATTATTTATAGAGATAATGTTACTTCTGTGTTTGCTGATCTACCGATAACAGTAAGAGAACCGCTAGTCACAGAAATTGTTACCGCAGTAGATCTAGTACCAACTACTAAGTTTTTCGTGATAGTTGCTGTAGAAGCAGAAGTTATCAAACCTTTGGCATTAACTGTTATTACAGGAACCGCACTAGCAGAACCGAATTGTCCTATGTTGGAGTTTACAGTAGCTAAAGTAGATGTACCAGTTACGTTTCCAGAACCATTGAATGACGCTGATGTCCAAGCAACATCACCAGTCATGGCAATAGTGCGACCAGTAGTTAATGTAGCAGCAGAGCCTGTAGTGTTTTGATTTAGTGTTGGTACATCTGCTGCTTGTATCGCTGACATAACAACATCGGTGCCATCACCACGTAGATATTGACCTGCAGTCACTGAACCAGCAAGCGCATCCATTGCAGCTTGACGGGTGGTTTGTCCTGTACCACCATTAGCAATTGCCACTGTTCCACTTACGTTTGTAGCGTTACCAGTTAAAGTGCCAACAAACGATGTAGAAGTAACTGAACTTAAACCAGCGATGGTTGTCGCAGTAGCACCAAGAGAAATTGAAGTAGAACCGACAGTTACAGAACTGTTTGCTAAGTTAGCGTTAGTGATACCAGCAGAACCAGAAAGATTACTATTAGTAAGACCAGAAATTGTATTTGAGCCAGCAGCGATTGTTTTGTTGGTTAGAGTTTCAGAGCCAGCTAATGTTGCCAGTGTACCAGTAGTTGGTAGAGTTAAACCAGTAGTACCAGTAGTAGTTAATGTAGTAGCATGAGTACCAGAAGTAGTAAGGTTACCACCAAGAGTAATTGTCTTACCAGAGTTATTTACTCCAGTACCACCATATTGACCAGCAATAACAGATGCATTCCAAGTACCAGATGTTAGAGTTCCAACTGCAGTAATCTGAGTTTGGGAAGCGTTAACAGAGTATTGAGTACCAGCTAATGTTAAACCAGTCCCAGCAGAATAAATCTGCGCAGAAGAAATTTGAGTAAAGTTAATTGCAGTCGTACCAACGGTAATAGTTCCCGTGGTATTCATAACATACAACTCACCAGCACCAGTATTACCTTCTTTTACATAGAAAGCATCACCAGCACCTAAACCATTTGGATCACCGACAGCAGCATTATCTGCATCAGTTGCACGAGTTAAAACCCAATTGACAGAACCAGAACCAACAGCAGTAACAGTATAAACACCATTATGAGCAGCATTTGCTTGTGTATAAATTAAAACACGATCATCTATACTTAATGTAATACCATCAATAACTAATGCAGCTTGAGTTCCAGAATTTGTTAAAGTAGCACCAACACCAGCAGTTCCATTAGCATAAGTTGCAGTTAGAGCAGTTGGCGATTCAACACGAACAGGTGCGTGGTAGTGAAGAGAAGATGCCGCTATAGTATCAACATACTGTTTGGTTGCAACATCAGTAGCCACAGTTGGTTCAGCAACATTGGTAACCTTATTGGCACCAACGTCAATAGTTTTAGTAGAACCAATAGTTAGGTTGCCAAGAGTTGTTGTCCCTGTGACACCTAATGTTCCAGCAATGGCAGTATTACCTGTTGTATCAGCAACAGTAAATGCATTGGTATCAACTGCAATACCGCCATTGGCATTTAATGCACCAGTTAAGGTAGTTACACCAGTAACACCTAATGTTCCACCAATCGCAGTATTACCAGTAGTATCTGCGACAGTAAAGGCAGTACTATCCATAGTAAGACCACCATTAAGAACAGTGGCACCAGTAACTGTCAATGTTCCAGCAATCGCAGTATTACCTGTTGTATCAGCAACAGTAAAGGCATTGGTATCCACAGAGATACCACCATTTGCAGCCAATGCACCAGTAAGCGTAGTTACACCAGTAACACCTAATGTTCCACCAACAGTAGCATTACCATTTGCAGCAAGAGATATATTACCATTTACAGACACGCCACCATTGGCATTTAATGAACCTGTTAAAGTAGTAATTCCAGTAACTGCTAAAGTAGTGCTAGCAGTAATTGCTTTTGCCGCTAATGTAGTATTTGCCACAGTTAGAGTGCCAGTTGCAGCACCAAGATTCAAAGCAGTAGCTGCACCAAAAGCATTAACAGTAGTTAAATTTGTATCAAATAGAGTTAGCGTACCAGTAGAAGTAGAAGCAATCGTTGGAGATGCTCCATTCATATTTAATGTAGTAGCATTACCAAGAGTTACAGTAGCATTATTAATAGAAGCAGTACCAGTAGTAGCACCAATAGTTAAAGCAGTTGCTGCACCGAAAGCATTAACAGTAGTGGCAGTTGTATTTAATAAAGCAACTGTTGTTTGACCAGCAGTAATGGAAGTAGCATTTGGTAATGAAATTGTAGCATTGTTTATGTAACTAGTGCCTGTAGATGAACCCATCGACAATGTTGTAGCACCCTGTCCGAAGTTGATAGTAGTGGCAGTTGCATTAAACACATTCTGAGTAGTTTGTGTTCCGACAATAGTGCCAGTATAATCTTTAAGGTTAGTTCGATTCCACTGACCCACTTGGGTTGCTGCAGTTCCTGCAGAATCTTCAGCATAAAAATCTAGATCACCATTTGATGCTGCAGCAGATGTTTCTGCTTGAATAAAAGTAAATCCATCAACAGATTTAACACCACCAAGAGATGCCCATGCTGATGCAGCATATCCTTCAAAAGAAGAGATAGTACTATTGTAGCGGATCATACCAGTTGCTGGAGTTCCTGGACGCTGCCCAGTTGTACCAACAGGAATTTTCCAGTTGCTTGTACCAGTGGCAGTTAGAATATTTAAGCCAGCCAATGAAGTGCTAGAACTACCAAGAGCAATAACAGTAGTACCAATAGTAACGTCAGCAGTTGCCCATGATGGTGCATAACCAGCACCTTCTGAACGTAAGAATGTACCTGAAGCACCAGCAGTAATGAAAGTAGATAGATTAGTATCAGACTGAATAATTAACTGACCAGCAGAACCACCAGCAATGTTAGTTGCAGTAGTTGCTAGAGTAGCAGTACCTACAGAGAGAGAAGAACCAGCAACCCATGTTGGAGCACCAGTACCACCAGATACTAAAATTTGACCAGAAGTTCCTGGACTATTTATTGCTAAACCACTAGAAGTAGAATATGGTATAGCACCAGCAGCAGCAGTAAGAGCAGAACCTGTACCACCATATGGCAAACCAACGGCATTACCTTGCCAAACAGAACCAGTACTGAATGTTTTATTCAGAGCAGTCTGCGAAGAGACGTTGTTAAGCATGGTAGAACCACCACCTGCGGTAGTTCCGTCATGAAGACGAATTGTTTTTAGATCGGTGTCAACAGACAATTCACCCTGCGCTCCAGTGAACGCATTGTTCTGAGTTGTTGTACCTCGTCTAAATTGTACTTGTGTTGACATAGTTTTCCTCTAATTCGATATATTTAGGCTTGTGCTTCTGACCAGAACAAGTTTACTGATACTGTTGCTGCATTGGTTGAAGAAAGATTTCTAACAACAACTGCTAAAACGTCTGGACCATCAGGATAGTTAGAATAACCACCAATAGCAGAGTTTGTTAATTCTTTCAACTGCGATAAGTCAATCTCAGCGAAACCATTTGGCTGACCAAGAGTTGAGAAGTTTTGCTCACCTGGAGTTGCAGCAGTTGAAGTGCTGGTGGAAATCTGAGCAAAAGAAGGTTGTGAACCAAGAGCAGTAGTATTAACAGCAGTCCAAGTTAATGATGATGCATCAATATTACCTGGATTCAAAATACCATAAACTTGTACAGACTGGTCTGATTGAACTTGTAGTTTTTGTAGCAACAGTTGAGAACGATTAATAAGATCTCGATCACCAAAGTTACCAGCAATTGAGTTTGATACTGATGGTGCTAGACGCAAGAAGAACTGCGTTTCAGAAGAACTTGCAGCAATACTATTACC